TTACATTAGAACCATCACCTGTAGGTACTACACAGAATATATCATCAACTGGTATTATAGCCTGCTTGCCTAAATCATTATCAATGTCTAGGTCTGCAGTTGCTATTGTAGCCACTACAGCTACACTTCCTCCTACAACAGCTGTTGCAAAAGTTACAGTGTCGCCAGCAGCAAAACCATCACCAGCAGCTGTTACAGTACAACTAGTGGCTGTACCACCAGCAGAAATAACCACAGTAAATGCAGCTCCAGTACCGTCACCACTAGTGCTAAAAGCAGCTCCAGTAATAGTTCCGGGAGTTGCTCCAGATCCAATAGTTGTAATATTAATTGCTGAACCAATGTCTAAAGGCGCTAGTGCAGTAACTAATTTTATTTTCATATTTGCCATAACCTATATATTAGTTGTTTGGATAATTAGCTTCATCAACAGCAAAAGCAGTTAAATAGAAGTCATTATCAGTTTGTGGTAAAAATGTTTCAATCGACAAAGGTGCTTGTTGGACCGAAGTTATAAGATTTTCTAGTTGAGTAACGTCAGCGGCTACTAAAGTACCAGAAAAATCCATATCAACGTACCATATCTTGCCAGCGCTCGAAGGTATGTTATAATAAACACGTGCGTTTCCACCAACAGCATCTACTCTATAAGCATTCTCAACATTTAATGTTAAGTGCTTTTGAATAGTACCTGCAGCAGCTAAAGCATTGTATTTTACTTTTATAAAACTTTGCATAATTTTTATTATTTAAAAGATTAATAAAGAGAGTGGCTTTAACCACCCTCATTATATAATAATTAAGCTCCTTTAAACAATACGAAATTGTTTGCAGCTTGTGTTACTAAACATCTTTCAGATAGAAAACTTACAGTCATCGCATCTAAAGTATCAGTGTAAGCACCACCTACAGAACCAGTAATCCAAGACTTGTATCTTCGATCTTCAGTTTCAGAAGCTCTATATCTGATGTGTAAGAAAGGACGTCTGATGTTCTGACCTAACATTTGGTCATAAACTGTAGTTGTTCCAGCAGGAACCATTACACCATCAATTTCCTTAGATAATCCTCTAGTAGAAGCATCATTTAAGTATTTCCAATCAGTTTTGTAGAAGTCATAAGAACCTCTTCTAAAACCTGAAAATCCAAAGTTTAATGCCATGTCACTATCGTTATCGAATAAACCATAACCAGCAGACTGAGTAGAAGCATAACTTGATCCAGCCATAGCACCAACCATATCATCAAAGTCAAGAGCCGTAGATCTTGATAAGAATAACATGTTTTCTTCAATAGCACCTTGCTTGTCTAAGTTTTTAAGGATTTCATCGAAATCACCTAAAGCACCTGAACCAGGAGCAGCAGCTCCAGCAAAACCAGAATATACATTACCTCTTGCTTCAATAGCAGCAAATAAACCTTCAGAACCTTTAACATCTTGATTTGTGTTAGCAGCAGCTCCAGCAACACCACCAAAATCAAAAGGTACATTAGAAACAGTAGGAGTAGCAGGAGCCATAAACTCAGCTTCAACCATGCTCATTTCTAAATAATCATCAAATCTTAATCTTGTTTCAGATTCAGATTTTAGATACCATAAGTATCCAGATTGTCCTTCTTCTGTAGAAACTTCAACCCAACCGATCTGAGCAGTGTCAGAACCATTAATTTTAAAGTTATCTTTTAAGATCATTGGAGAATTAGAAAACTGAGTAAAAGATGGCTCAATAGAACCTTCCATACCAATTGTTCCTTTTCCAAAATCAGAACCGTAAACAAATACGTTACAGTTTCCAACTCCTAAAAGTCCAGCAGGTACACCTTGTCCAGCTGCATTAAAAACTCCTCCGTAAACAGCTAAACTACAAGTAGTCTTAGCAACATTTACTGCTTGAACAAGAGCTTTAGCTACTATTAATCCAGTAGCAGCATCAGACATTAAAACTGTTTGACCAACTCTAATAGCGTGTTGAGTTTGATTAGTATTTCCAGGTCCAGTTCCAGTAAGGTTTGGAGTAAGTGTAGCATTAACAGACGAATCACTAACATCATTCTTTACTTCACTAGTTTTATAAGCTACATGTAGTCTATTTTGTTCAGACCAAATTACTTGATCAGATGTCATAGGCATTTCAGCGCCTACCATTCTCAAGAAACCACCAATTGTTCGGTTTCCGTATCTTTCTACTTCTGCTTCGTAAAGCTCAGGTAGATATTGTTGTGCGAAATCGTTACCACTATCATTAGAAAAGTCAAGATAATTTTCTCTTAACGTCATTCTTTTTTGAGCTGGCACGATACTTGCGGGAAAACTCCCACCAGTTACTAAACTCATATTTATTTATTTTTAGTTATTGTTGTTTTTTACTTTTAATTTTCAACCTAGAACTATCAACACCACTTATTGCTTTTACTTTAAATCCATTTATAAACACGTCACCTGAAGCTTGTGGCCTAGGATCATTATTTATGTTTTTAGATTTAGCTATTACATCTTTAACAGCGTCGGCTTTACCTTGCTCATAAAAATGGTTAGCTATTGTATCAACGTTTTCAGCGGCATAAAAAGCCTTGTGATAACCAACAGCATCAATAACTTCTCCTTTTTCATTTAAGAACTTCTTAACGAATTCGTTTAAGTCTGACTGTTTCTCGGCAGTTGCTGATGGATTAGAGACATTATAATTAAACTTTTTTTCACCAACTTTCATTTCAAAACCTTTGAAATCATCATTGAAAAGTTTACTGGTAGTATCTTTAAATTCTTCCCTTCGCTCTGCAGCTAATTGTTGTTCTTTGTTGTATCTATTGAAAAAATCCATAGCTTTTTGCTGTTCTTGAGTTACACCCGGTCTCAACTTGATATCGTCGTAATATTTACTCTTTGAACTTTCTAAAAAGTTTTTGGCTTTTGCAATTTCTTCTTTAAGTAGTAGTTGTCTTTTTCTGACAACTCTATCTTCATCCACTTCTTCATCATAAGAAAAATTATCTTCCATAAGGAAACTAATCTCTTCTTGATTTAAATGTGGTTTAGTCTTTTTGTAGTATTCATTAAGTACTTGTTTTTCGTCATACTTAGAATAATCTTTATTTAATGAAACATAATCCTCTACTGTTCCACCTGTTTCTTCCATAAATGAAACTAGTTTTTCAATGTTTTCTGGTAATTGTTTTCCAACTACTTTCTCATCTCTTACTGCTTCTTTTAATTGCTGCTTTGTTTCTACTACTTCTTTTTCTTCTTCTTTTATTTCAGTTATAGTAGCAATTTGCTCAATTTTTTCTTCTTTTATTTCTTCTTTAATTTCATTTACTACTGCTTCAACTTTTTCAGCTGGTATTTCAACTTTAGTAGTAGCTGCCTCTTGAAGATCTTTTTTAGGATCTTTGCTTAAATCAACATGAGTTATATTGTTTGGCATTTTATCAACAAGTTTTTTTGGCTTGCTTTTTAATTTTAAACCTTGTTTAGTATCGTCTACTGTAGGTTTTTCTTTTGTTTCTTTTGACATAATATAATATAATAATTAATAATTGTTACATAGGCATATCGTCTGCACCTAAGCTTTGTGGGTTACTTTGAGTTTCAAAGTCTGTGGGTAATAGCTCTTGTTGTCTCTGTTGTATCATAGAGCTTTGTTGTGTGGCTTGTAGTTTTGTTCTATTATCTTTTCTATCTTCAATAAACTGTTCTTTTTCTTTAACTATAGAAACATCCATTTGTTTTAACTTCATATCAAATTGATATCTTATTTCTAAAGCTTTCATATCTAATTGAGCTTTCATCTCCATTCTTTGTATTTCAAATTGAGATTTTGCTTGTTCTATCTGAACAGTGCTTTCTGTTAAAGCTTGTTGTTTTTGCATTTCAGCTAATATAGCTTTTTCAGCTGATTGTTGATTTGCTTGAGCTTGAGCTTGTATATTAGCTTGAGCAGCCGCTTGATCAGCTTGAGCTTTTTTCTTTCTTCTAAACTTAAGCATTTGATTAGCTAGCTTTAAGTTTTTAACTTCTCTAATGTCTATTGCGTCTGCTAAATCTATTTGACCAGATTTTAAAGCTATTTGTATATTTTGTTCTAATTGAGCTTTTTCTTCTTCGTCTGGCTCAAGTTTTATAAATATACCAAAATCATGTATTTGCAAGTTCATTAATTCATCTAGCGTTGCTGTATTAAAAGATGATATACTATTTTTTAATGCTTCTCTAGTAAAGGGAAATTGTAATGAATCAGCAACTCTTAATGAAATATTCTCACAAGCTCTAGCTGTTAAATACAAACTAGATTGTAATATATGCCTAGTTGCGGTATTTGAATTTGCAGCTGCTAGCTTTTGTAAACCTACTAAAGAATTTTTATCTGGGCTACTACCATCTCTGGCTTCATTAAGTCCAGTTACATCTCTGATTAATTGCAAATAATACTGATATGTTTGTATTAAAGAATTTATTTTACCTCCGCCAGATCCAGTCTGTAGTTCTTGTATTGGAATTTTACCTCTATTAGGGTCACCATCTTGAGTTAAACTTCTACCAACAACAGATCCTGTTTGAAAATACATATTTAAAGCTTCAGAAGGATTGTAATTAGTGCCATTTCCTAAATCAACTTCTGCTAAACCATCCATATCTAAATAAACACCATCAGGAACAACTCTAGATAATACTTGTTGTATCTTTAAATGAGTTAATTGAATCATATCAGCAAATCCAGTTATTCTACTAACTAAAGATTCTATACGACCTTTGTATATTCTAGGTGCAGTTATAGCGTAACTAAAATTAACTTTAGTAGTATCAGCAACTGGCCTAGTCATATGCTCAGCTAGTCTCCAGTCTAACATCATTGGATGTCCTAGTATTTTAGCTCCACTATAAAGTGTTTCTATAGTTCTTGAAACTCTTTCAAAACCATCGTTTGGTGGTGGAGCAAATGTGTCAGGTTTTTCTAACACTTTTTCTAAACCAGCATCGGTGTATTTTATTTTATAAACTTGATCTGAAAAGCTTTTGTATTCAAAATAAAGAACTTGAATAGTTTGATCATCTTGTTTGCCATTCCAATTAGCTAAATATTCTTGATTTCCAGGATATTTTTGAATTGTTTCTAATTCTTCATCAGTTAAATTTGGAAATTGTTTTTTAACATCAGCTAAATAAACTGATTTGACTTCGCCTACATAATATAAGTCTTCAAAATTAGGATCATCAGAGTAAGAATAAACTAAGTGAGTTGGATCTACATAATTAACTACAACGCCTTCAGATCTATTCCAAGAGGTTTTAACAGATCCTATACCTAAAACAGTTAAATCATAATTAAATCTTTGCCTAACTAAGTCATATTTATTTTTATCTAATATCTGGTTTATAACTTCTTCTTCAGCAACTTCAACAGATTGTTTAAAATCCATCTGTAAGTGCACGGCTAATTCTTCTTCATCTTGAGGAGCTTTTGAAGGATCTTGAGAAAACCCATTTATACCTAGTACTTTTTGAGCTTCTTGTAAATAATTCTTAGCATGAATATCTACTAATAATTTTGAAGCGTATTCAGTTCTTATTTTAGAACAAACAGGATCTTGAGCATAAGCACTTATATCATAACTTCTTTGAGACATTCCATTTACAACGATATCAACAAATTTAGATATTACAGGAACAGGTTTCCAGTCAAGGTTTAAATATGATAAATCTCCATTTATTGATAACTCGTCTTTATATTTCTGAACAGGTTGTTCACCTCTTGCATATAACCTTAGCATGTGGAAATTATTGAAGTTTGTAGCGTAACCAGGAGCATTAGTTCCGTATCTATAACCTCTAAACCATTCACCTTCTATTGCTCTACCAACCGCTAGACCATATTCCGTAGTAGCTTTCTCCGCGTCTGGTACTACCTGATCTGGAAAAGAACTTGTTTGATTGTAAGAAATTTGCATTTATTTATTTTATTATTTTTGAAATAATTCCGTCATTATCGTATCTCTTTATACCTATACTTATAGGTGTATTCTTTCTTTCTGCATTTGGTTTGTACATATTTTTGTTACAAGCCATTATAGCTAAACCAGAACTGATAGACGCATCGTGCTTTGTCCTGTTGTTTATATCAAATTGACTCCAGTCTTCTAAAGTTCTTTGAAAATACATACTTCCATAACCGTCTTTAGTCTCACCAATATATGTTTCTATATAACTTTCAATAGCCGCAGCATGTGCTTGTTTAATATCTTCACTTGAATTAGGTATTCCACCAATTTCTTTTTCTGTTGTAGAAAGTTTATTCCAAATTTTATCAGGACGATTAATAGAAAAACCTCTATAACCTCTTCTTTTAAAATAATACAAAAGTCTTGGTTTATTGTTTTCACATAATATAGGCATACCATAAAAAACACAAGCCATAAGTACGTCTTCAAAAAACATTTCTGCAGTTTGTGGTCTAGCTATATATTCTAAAAAGAATTGATTAGGTGGAGCATCTTCCATAGAGAACTTGGTCAATCCATGTAAAGCACCGTTAGAACCTTTACCATCAACTGTTCCTGATATGTCATAACTATCACATCCAAAAGCTCCAATATGCTCATTACCAGGATGTTTTAATCCATTTTTAATAATTACACTATTTTGTAAATTACTTGGCGGAGCCCATGATATTAAAAATCTTCCATTTTTATTAGGATAAAACATTACTTTAGTATCTTTTACACCACTAACCCATTGAAAACTTCCTTGAGTAACAGAAACATTATTATTTAATTCAGAATTATAATCTATTTGTTGATATATTTTTGTTAAATTAAATAAAGTATTTTTAGCTTCGTCTCTAAAAGCATGCTGCTCTGTTCTTGGAAACTGACGATAGTATTCGTTTAAACTATCTTGATCAGATTTTAATCCATCAACTTCGTTTTGCCAATGCTCGATAACGCCTGTTGTAATGTCATAACCGTCGACTCCTTTGATTGAATTTTTTTCTCTAATGAAAACAGGTGATCCGTAAGAATCCATGAATCCTTCGTAGTTCCATTCCATAGGGATGAACATAGCATAGAGTCCAGAAGAAGTTTGTCCGTTACGATTTCTTTTTGTAACGTCTGAATTATAGTATAACTTTTTGAAATTGTTTCCACCTTTATCTAATGCGTTTGAAGTTGAGCCCATCATACACTTGCCTACGATTCTTGATCCTAGCCTTAGTGTTGT